GTTCATTTAAATTAATAGCAGGAGGACATAAAAAATGGCTATATCAAGACAACAACTAGCAAAAGAGCTAGAGCCAGGTCTAAATGCATTATTTGGACTTGAGTACAAAAACTACGAAAACCAACACGCAGAAATTTTTGATTCAGAAAGCTCAGACAGAGCATTTGAAGAAGAAGTAATGCTAGGTGGTTTCGCACAAGCAGCGGTTAAACCAGAAGGTTCTGGTGTATCGTATGACCAAGCGAATGAGAGCTTCACAGCTCGTTACTCTCATGAGACTATCGCTCTCGCTTTCTCTATCACTGAGGAAGCTGTAGAAGATAATCTTTATGACAGCATCGCTAAGCGTTATACTAAAGCACTAGCAAGATCTATGGCTAACACAAAACAAATCAAAGCAGCAAACGTTCTTAACAACGGTTTTGACACTGCAAATGGTGGAGATGGTAAAGCTCTTATGGCTGACGATCACCCTACTATTTCTGGTGCTACTCAGAAAAACGAGTTGACAACATCTGCAGACTTAAGTGAAACTTCACTTGAGCAAGCTATGATTGACATCGCAGGCTTTAAAGATGAAAGAGGCTTAAAAATTGCAGCTAGAGGTTTAAAAATGATTATACCTTCAGCGCTACAATTTACAGCTGAAAGAATCTTAAAGTCTAACCAACGTGTTGGAACTGCTGATAACGATATCAATGCACTATCTTCAAAAGGAATGTTGCCACAAGGATACGTGGTAAACAACTTCCTAACTGATGATGACGCATTCTTTATCAAAACGGATGTTCCTAACGGTCTAAAACACTTTACTAGAGCAGCAATTAAAACTGCTATGGAAGGTGATTTTGACACTGGTAATATGAGATACAAAGCTAGAGAAAGATACAGCTTCGGCTTTTCTGACTGGCGTGGTATTTTTGGTTCACCAGGTGCTTAATTCTTAAGCAAAAGAACTAATTTAAAGGGGCCTTCGGGCCCCTTTTTATTTGCACATTTATATTTAAAAGCGTATACTCGACGCACTGCATACTTATAAATAGTCAGTATAGACTCATGCAGTAGACAATGTCTCGGACTGTACTGGCGGAAACGGAGACTAATAATATGGCTAACTCAACTTTTAGCGGTCCGGTTAGATCGGAAAAAGGCTTTCAAGTAGCAACTAAAAACACAGCTACAGGAGCTATTACAACTAGACAAAGTTCAGGCATGCCTGACCTAACTGGTTTATCAATCTCAGATGTAGCAACAGCAACTAATTTAACATTAGCAGCTGACACTATTTCAGTGGTAAACTACACAGGTGCAGCAGCTGCAACTTGTACATTACCGGCAGCAACTCAAGGTTCAATTGTAATCTACTGTCAATCAAAAGACACAACTGGCGGAACAGCTACACTAGTTTTTGATGCAGCAGGTTCTGACGTTTGGGCAACTGGTTCAGTAATTGAATCAAGAGCTTCAAGTGAAGTAACTTTTGATACTTCTGCAGCAAGTGAAACTAAATTAACTTTTACACCAGCTAACGCAGCAACTAATTTGTTAACCACTGGTGGACAAATTGCTTTCATTTGTTATGAAAAAGGCACGTGGCATATTGCGACAAAACTAGCAGCTGAGACTACTCAGACTACTGGTGCGTTCGTTTTTGCAGCGTAATAAAATAAATAATGTGGGCCCTCGGGCCCACAGTTTCTTGATTAAGGAGGGAAACAAATGGCAGACGTAGTAACAGGACCAACGATCATGCAAGAAAATGATCAACGTGTGGTTATAAAATATGTAAATCAATCGGACGGCACAGGCGGAACAACAGTATTTGGTGATGTTTCAGCAATGGCTACAAACTCAAACGGTGACTCTTGTTTACACTTACAATTATTAAGAGTGTGGTATTCTAGTGACACTGGAGATGGTGGAGATTCTTATGTTCGTATGGACGAAGAAGATGACGATGGTGATATACCAATCATTGGCTTAGTAGGAGCAGGTTATTGGGATTTTAGAGAGTTTGGTGGATTAAAAACTGATAAATCAAGCAACACTAACCAAAGTGATGTTAATTTAGTTGTACCAGGCGCAGCTGATTCTGGAAATATGCATACAGTTATAGCAGAGTTTAAAAAAATATATTAAGGAGTAGCACATGCCTAACACTACTTCAGGAACAGCAACGTTCGACAAAACTTTTTATATTGATGAAATATTAGAAGAAGCATACGAACGTATCGGTGTACAAGATTTAAATGGATACAGACTAAAATCTGCTAGACGTTCTTTAAATATAATGTTTCAAGAATGGGGCAACAGAGGTTTGCATTATTGGGAATTAAAAGAAACCAATATTAATCTTGTTGAAGGTCAGGCTGAATATCATTTCTTTAGAAGTGCAGCAGACGACACTTCTGATTCTGATAGAGCTCAAGCAACTACAGTACAAACTGACTCTACTATTTATGGTATTGATGACATTCTTGAAGCAACATTTAGAACAGGCAGAGCAACAACCTCACAAGCAGATACTGCACTAACAAAAATTGATCGTTCTACTTATTCTGCTTTGGCAAACAAACTAACAACAGGTCAACCTACTCAATACTATGTTCAACGTTTTATTGATAGAGTTACAGTTAGTCTGTACCCAACTCCTGACTCAACAGCGGCTTCGTCAGAAGCGCATTTATATTTTGTAAAAAGAATAGAAGATGCTGGAGACTTTACAAACGCAGGTGATGTACCTTTTAGATTTGTTCCATGCATGGTTTCCGGACTTGCTTATTATTTAGCACAAAAAGAAAAACCAGAAATGGTTCCACAAATGAAACTTATTTATGAAGATGAATTAAACCGTGCATTAATAGAAGATGGTTCTTCTACAAGTACACACATAACCCCGAGAGCGTATTATCCAAATGTCTAATTTTGCATCAGGGAAAAAAGCACAAGCTATATCAGACCGCAGTGGTCTGGCGTTTCCATACAATGAAATGGTTAAAGAATGGAATGGTTCATTTGTGCATACTTCTGAGTTTGAAGCAAAACACCCACAACTTGAACCGCAACCACATAAAGCAGACGCACAAGCGTTGCGCGATGCAAGATCTGATAGAACAGAAACAGCTGTTCCTAATTTATTACAAACAAATTCTTTTAAAACAGGATCTGCAAGTTCTTCTACAATAACTGTAACAGAAAAAACTCATGGTCGTTCATCAGATGACACAGTTCGTTTTTATGGTGCTGTTAGTTTTGATGGAATTACAGCAACAAATTTAAACAAAACGGCTGGATACACAATAACCGTGGTAGACACAGATAGTTACACATTCACAGTATCGACAGATACTGCAACAACTGGTAATATTAATGGAGGAGGTTTCCGATCTTACGCTGGACCGGCAACAATAGTAGCATGACAACATACGCAGAATTAGTAGTACAGATAAGAGAGTATACAGAAACAGATAGTAATGTCTTAACAGATGTTATTGTTAATGACTTTATTGAACATACAGAGAGTCGTTTATTTAGAGAGATTGATTTAGACGTATATAAAAAATACAAGTCTGCTGTGATGACAGCCTCTGATCCATTTATTGCAATGCCTGGATCAACGCCTTCTGCTTTTGAGTTTACAAATAGCCTTTCAATATTTAGTTCTTCGGGTTCTCTTGGTGGACTTACTGATAACGAACGTGTATTTTTACAGAAAAAAGATCAATCATTTATTAACGAATACTGGCCTAATAGAACAAGCACAGGTATTCCAAAATACTACGCAAGTTGGGACAACGATACAATACTTGTTGCTCCTACACCAAGTGCAGCATATACTATGGAACTTGCATATAATGCACAGCCAACAGCATTATCTTCAAGTAATACTACGACGTGGGTTAGCACAAATGCTCCACGCGCTTTACTATACGGATGTTTAGTAGAAGCTTTTAAATTCTTAAAAGGCCCTGATAATATGTTAGCTATGTATGAGCAATCTTTTGGTGCTGCTCTTAAAACACTAGCAACAGAACAAATGGGTAGAAGAAGAAGAGACGAATATAGAGATGGGGCACTAAGAATGCCAATTCCATCTGTAAACCCATAAGGAGAAAAAAATGGCAAACGTAATTAGTAATGTATTTAAACAAGAGTTGTTAAAAGGAAACCATGATTTTGATGGTGGAGCTACTTATAAAATAGCCTTATACACTTCTTCAAAAACAGCAACTGCATCAGACCCAACGGCGTATAACACAACAAACGAACAAGCAAACACAGGAACATATGCAGCAGGCGGAGGCACACTAGCCAATGCTTCAGTAACAGGAGGCTCTTCTGCTACAACAGCTTTTGCAGATTTTGACGATGTATCTTTTACATCAGCTACAATCACAGCACGATACGCACAAATTTATCGTTCTGATGGTAGTGCACCAACAAACAATTCAGTTTGTGTTTTAGATTTTGGTGGTAACTTTACAACAACATCAGGAACATTTACAATTCAGTTCCCGTCGGCTTCAACAAGTACAGCAATATTGAGATTGGCTTAGAGGTTTAAATGGCATTAGTCCTTAACGATAGAGTCAAAGAAACCACAACCACAACAGGCACCGGCGCGGTATCCTTAGGTGGTGCTGCTACTGGCTTTGAAACGTTTGCACAAGGTATCGGTAATTCCAATACAACATACTATGCTATTATTCATGAAAGTGCTGATGAGTGGGAAGTTGGTCTTGGCACACTAGACGGTGACAGTTCTGATCTTACTCGTACAACTGTTCTTACAAGTTCTAACAGTGATAGTGCAGTTAACTTTTCTTCAGGAAACAAAACAGTAATATGTACACTACCTGCTAGTAAAGCGGTAGTCCTGGACGCAGATGGGGATGTTACATTAGGGGCTAATTTAGATGTTGGAGGTAACTTAACTGTTACTGGTCTTTCTACTTTAAATGGTGGAACTTTAACTCTTGGTGACGCTGACACAGACAACATTGTGTTTGGTGGTGAGATTGACTCAGATATTATTCCTGATGACGATGGTACTTTTGACTTAGGTAGTGCATCAAAAGAATGGCAAGATTTATTTATTGATGGCACCGCAAACATCGACTCATTAGTTGCAGACACAGCAGACATTA